CGAGACTCTACTGTCTCGTAATCGGCTAGGTTAAACGCCATGATTGATCTCCTCTTGTTTAACTAGAAACTCGGCTTGCTCAGTCAAAGGCCAGTGTGAGCCATCAGGCCAGATTGACACCCAGACAGCGCAAGGCTGACAGTAATGTCGGTTGATACCCTTAGACTTAGCATGCTGACTTACCACAGTCCACACAGCTAATGTCTTACCTTTGCCATTTGGGTGTTCTTGTCCCCAGCGCATTTTGCAATAATCACACCATTGACCGGGCTTTGCCTTAGTAACTGTCAAGGTCATTCCAATCAGTTGATGTAATAGAGCCAGCGATTGCAGAGTAGCTACAGATGTCTTTGTAAGAGTCCGGGTGATTTGCTGTTGTCTTAATTCTCGAGATTTTGGTGAGGATGAGACAGATTGCGACTTCGTGTGGCTCGATGTTCTTGTCAAGGTACACGCTCCAGAGTCTTGCGATCTGAATGTGATTGAGAGTTGAATCGCCGTATTCACTACCTCGTTCAACGAGGAGTTGCTTGGCTTCATCGAGGATTTCACTGGCCTTCACTCTTGCCAGAATGTGTGTCGAGCGACCGATCGGCCGAGTTGATAACCTTCTTCTTTACCTTGCTTATGACCATGAGCATATCCAGCTAAAACACCTACTGCTAGGAATGCTCCCATGCATAAGGTTAGATATAAATCTAAGTTCATTTTGCCCTTTCCATCAATGACCATCACTGATAAGGCAGAATCTACAGGTTACGTAGGACTAATCAAGCACCTTTTGGTAACGAAATGGTAACAATTCTCCAGCATCCATAGCATCATCGATATCACGCCTAAGCGGATTATCGAGATCGTCCATACCTGCGACCGCCATAAGCAAATGTCCCATCCTTTTCGATGTGAATTGTCGATACTTGTACGCCTTTAGCATCCTCTTCAACTAACAAGAATGCCTGTTGCCAGTTCATTGTGCCCTTTGTGTAGTGAGCCTTGCGGATGTCCATCAAATGTCCACCTTCGAAGCCTCTCAGGATACGCCCTAATTTGCCTCCAGAAGCCTCTGTAAAGGCCGATTGCCCTGCTCTGTGAGTGTGTCCACAAATCACGCTTAGCCCATGCCTACGGGCTGCTTCTAAGGCTGTTAGTCCAGGAGTCGGTTTGATTGCCTGTTCATCACCATGCACTGCCACATAACCTTTAGCAATCGGATATGGCTTCTTATGATATGAGATACCCAGTTCATCGAGCTTCATAAACTTTTCAAACTTTAACTCTGGTAGTGATAAGAATGCCGGTATCTTATTCATGATCACATTGTAAAGACGATCGGTATGATTTGATCTAATCATCGCAGCTTCTTTGACATGCTGGGTCAGTTCCCATAGCACATCGACTGCCATATCTCTATCAGCAGCTAGTGTTTGCTCGTACCATCCTGGCTTGTTCTCTGTCCATCGGCTGATCTGTGGGAGGTCGATTTCATCCCCGAGAGTAACCACGCGATCAGGGCGAAATGTCTTAATAAAACTTGCAACATTCTTTACGGCTACTTCATCGTGGTAGGGCACTTGAAGATCGGGCACGCAAATTGTGCGAATCATTAATCCTCGTCATCGTCAGGATAATAACCCGGTAACTGGCTTGGATTGTCATTGATCCGCTTAGGCAGAATCCAGTCAGGATAAGAGATCGGGTCTTGTATCATCGAGATACATATATCTGTAGCGAAACCAGCTTTACGCAAAGCCTTGTAATACTCATTTAGACCAATGCAGTATGCCTCTAGGGCTGTGTAGCCTTGATCTTCTAATGCCTTTGCTTTGCGCGGAGCCATAGGATTATTTTAGCGTTCTAGAAGTATGTTGTAAATCTCATCGACTCGTGTGTTGAGTCGCTTGATCTCGCTCAGTAAGTGTGTGATCACATAACCAGCCAATCCACCTATTGTCACAAGCGTGGCAATATAGAGCTGAAAGAAGTCTGCCTGTGTCATCGCTTTGGTGTCGCATATCCAAAGACTCCAGCCAAGATAGCCCAAAGAATCGAGCGATAGTCAGCTGCGAAGTTACTTGCTGCCCATGCTGCTAGGAATGCTCCTGCTGTTAGGAAGTAAGGGTTCTTGATGTTCATAGTGTTGCCTCCGATTGCCATTCTGGATTGGATAGAACTGCGCCTATTTCATCTGCGGTATATGAGCCTTCTGTACCGGATAACTGATGTAGAAAACTTGGCTCAATATCATCCCATTCAATAAAGGTCTTTGACCCATCAATGTTGTAACGCAAAGTGTCTTTAGATGTAATAACTAACTGGCTAAAATCCACATTATCCAGTTCAGTAACTGGAATGATCAAATACTTGTTAGAGGCCATATCTAGTCCTTGTCGCGTTGAAGTTTTGGACAACCTCTGATGATGAAAGTCCTCTGTTGTAAATCTGACAGGTTGATATGTTGCCTTTAAAATATCGACCTAAAGCGGCTACCACAGTTCCACCAATAGCAAAGTTTTTTCCAGCTGTATAAAGTACAGTGCCGCTTCCAGCAGTCGCTGTATAGATTTGAATACCATTCAAATAGCCTGTCACTGCAGTTCCACTTTTTGTATAGGTTAGATTTTGCCAAACTCCAGTTGTTATTTGTAATCCCTTACCTACTCCAAAGTTTCCAGTAGGCTGAAATGCTGAGCCTGTGTAATAAGTTATGTAATAAAATCTATTTGTAGTCGCATCTTCAGACTGTATTACCCACCCGTTTAATGCTGATCCACCAGCGTTGGAATGTTCAAAATCAGCTAAGGATGTCAGTGCTTGGTTCTGAGTTCCGGGCAAGATCCAAAGAGAAACAGTAAAGTTTTGATTTCTTAAAGTTGCTGGATTTGTTACAAGGGCATAATCATTTACACCATCAAAAGTAATAAACCCATTGTTTGAATTGCCGTAAGTAGGCCCATTTGTTAAAGCTGCGTTAGTTGCACTTGCACTTAAATCTGTCCAAGTTGTGCCTGACCCAGTATAAGATAAAGGGTTTCCACCATCGACATTTAATACTAAGCCATCAGTAATAACCGCAGGGTTGTTTGCCTTCCTATCCCTGCGAAAATTGCCAAAGGAACTAACCTGTTTCCCTTGCCACCCATGACTTATGTTTCTAAATGTCATTAGGAAATACGATTCACATATCCTGAAACGGTAATCACATTCGTTGTTGCAGCATAGGCAGCGACAGTATTTGCTGCGCTACCTGTACCAGTAATAATTAGTCCGGGAACTACTAAGGTCAAGCCAGAAGTGGGTGGAATAGTAATTTTAATTTCGTTATCAACGGCTGTAACGCCACCCCATTGAACAGTTAAAGCTGTTGCAGTTGATGCTGAGTTGTAAGCGTATAGCCAAACTTCATCAATAACCGATGATGATGTACCAGTAGCATGAATAGTTGTACCTGCACTGCCAGAAGTAGTAGCAGCAATTTTGATTGCTTTACCTTGTGTGCTGCCTGATAATAATACCTTTGTAAAAGTTGCCATTGTTTTCCCCTATCCGAATACTTGCATTGAAATTACAGCTTGATCAGTATCATAGACTGCGTTAGTGCCATTAGTGCCGTTAGTACCAGCTGCGCCAGTAGCACCTGTATCGCCAGTGTCACCCTTTACGCCTTGGATACCTTGAATACCTTGTATTCCTTGAATACCCTGATCGCCTTGATCGCCCTTGGCTCCAGTCGCTCCTGTGGTTCCTGTAGCACCTGTGGCTCCAGTATCGCCTTTAGGGCCAGTCGATCCGGTATCACCTTTATCACCTTTTAAGCCAGTTGATCCAGTTGGGCCTTGTGCGCCTTGTGCGCCCGGTGGCCCTTGAATACCTTGTAAACCTTGTGGGCCTGTTTCACCTATTGAGCCTTGTGGCCCTGCTGGGCCTGTTGGACCTGCTGGACCTCCTGCTGGACCTGCATCGCCCTTCTCACCCTTTGGCCCCGGGAACAGATTATTAGAGCTGATAGTCACTCTACCCATTTATGCCTCCTACCATAGGGATATTAAAAAATGATGAATCTTCATCCGCAGTCTTTGCAAACGAGACATGGATGTGATGGGTGTGTGCATTGATTCCAGTGTATTTAACCCAACGCCAGAATGACTTTCTTGAACAGATTTTACCCATGTGGATAACATAAGTGATCCGTCCACTGGACTTCGCATATTGTCGTATTTGATCCGCAAGATAGACCGATGTGGACTTTGACTTGTCGAGGTTAGCATCAATGTCGATGGCGCGTACCCATCCGAGAGCATCTGGATTGTGATCAGACTTGCTAGCAGCGTGTCTGGTATCA